ATATATTCGCAACTTACTTCAAGAAGATTTGGAAAAGACTGGTTGTAAAGATGCCATCTGTGAAATCTTTTTGAATGGGGCAATTTATGGAACGGGTATAGGAAAAATTGTGGTTGATCAAACGATTGAACGCTCCCCCTCTGAAGTGCCGATTCCTGGCACTCTAACCACCAAACGAGAACTCGTTGAATACCCTTCCATTGATGTGCGTATCGAACCAATTAGTCCTAACGAGTTTCTTATTGACCCTTCTGCTAACAGTATTGACGATGCTTTAGGCGTTGCACATGAAGTAATCAAACCACGCTACCATGTAATTGAAGGTATACGCTCTGGTATCTACAGAGATGTTCCTATTGATGGTGATTATCAATCAACTAACTTTTCTTATGATCCAGAGATTATGAGTTCTGATGAATCGGATTCCGTTAAGATTACAGAGTATTGGGGTAAAGTACCAAAGCGCTTTTTAAAGGCAAAAGCCGATAAAGATGACTTTGAATACAATAAATCTGATGAGTTAGTTGAAGCTGTCGTTACTATTTGTAATGATGAGCATATTCTAAGGGTTGAAGAGAACGCTTTTATGATGGTAGACCGCCCTTTTATCTCTTATCAACATGACTGCGTACCAAATAAATTTTGGGGAAGGGGTGTCGCAGAAAAAGGCTATAACTGTCAAAAAGCATTAGATGCTGAAATGAGAGCAAGGATAGATTCTTTGGCTATGACTACTACGCCAATGATGGCTGCCGATGCGACTCGATTACCACGAGGCGTTAAGTTTGAAATTCGCCCAGGTAAAACTATATTGACTAATGGCTCTCCAAGAGAAGCGATTATGCCTTTAGATATGGGGCAGACTGACCAGACTACATTTATGCAAGTTCAATCTTTGCAAAACATGATACAAATGGGAACAGGAAGTGCAGATACAGGCGGTGCGGGTGGAGATACTGCTAGTGGTATGTCTATGATGCAGTCTGCTGCTATTAAAAGGCAGAAGCGTACTTTAATGAACTTTCAAAACACCTTCCTTATCCCTATGATTAACAAATCAATGTGGAGAAAGATACAATTTGATGTTAACCGTTATCCTGTAACTGATTATAAGTTTGTGCCTTACTCAACAATGGGCATTATGGCAAAAGAATTAGAGATGCAGCAAATGGTTCAAATGCTTCAAGCTGTTCCTAAAGATTCGCCTGCTTTTAATGTCATTCTATTAGCAACATTCCAAAATTCTTCAATGCACAATAGAGACCAGATTGTTAATGCACTAATGCAGGGTGATGAGCCTGATGAAGAAGCACAACAAATGCAACAAGCTCATATGCAGTTAGAAATGGCACAATTAGAAGCTAACATACAAAAAACTCAAGCTGAAGCACAAGAAGAACAAGCCAAAGCTATGAAGTGGCAGTCAGAGGCTATAACGAACCAGCCTAATGAAATGGATTTCCAAAAGAAATTACTTAATCTGCAAAAAGAACAAATATCTATAGAGAAGATGGCTGCTGATATTGAGAATAAACGCAGTGAAACTGCTCGTAATATTCCAGAAGTAGATCATCTAAACTCTGAAACCATATTAAACCTAGCAAACGCTGAAGCTGCGGGTTCAAAAACAGTTATAAACGGAAACTTTCAATAAAACGATAATTATTTATGTCAAAAACAGATAACCGTTTTATAGAGGACAGGTTAGCAATGATGGAAACCGAAGGTTGGTTTGATCTTATTGCTGATTTAGAAAAAATCAAGTCTAGCGTGGTCGACATTGACACAATGACTGATGACAAAGACCTATGGTCAGCCAGAGGTCAGTTGAATATTTTAAGGTTTTTATTAACTTTAGAAAATACAACAAAAATCACAATGGAACAATCTCAAGAAGATTAACTCTTTTTTAAGACTCCAATTTAATTAACTTCATAACCCTACTGGGGCGGAGAAAACAATGATAGTAGTAGACGAAGCACCTTTAGAAGGCGCACCAATAACAGACGTTCAAGAACAAGTAATTGTAGATACAACCAAAGATTTACAGGCAGAGGAAACTCTACAACCTGAAGAGGAAACTCTACAACCTGAAGAGAACTTTAATCGAGAAGTTCCATCTACTGTTCCTGAAAAGTATGCTGGTAAATCAACTGAAGATTTAATAGAAATGCACCAAAATTTTGAAAAACTCCAAGCAAAGCAAACTGCTGAAGTTGGGGAACAGAGGAAACTCATTCAAACTTTAATGGATGCACAAAATAGAGCAACGGAAGCTGCTCCACCAAAGGAAGAAGCGGTTAATTTTGAGGACCAGTTTTATAGTGATCCTGCTAATGCAGTAAACAAAGCTATAGAAAACCATCCAGAGTTAATTGAAGCAAGAAAAGAACGAACAATCCAGGCACAAAAACATCAAGTAAGTGTTTTAGAAAAAGCATACCCAGACTGGCAAGAAAAAGTGGCCACTAAGGAATTTCAAAAATGGGTAGATGAATCGACAATACGAACTGAAATGTTTAGAAAAGCAGATAGTGATTTTCGACCTGATTACGCAATAGAACTCTTTGATATGTACGATAAGGTCAATATGATTGACAACACTAAAAAGGTACAGCAAGAAGAAACTGCGAAAAGGGAAAAAGCACTAAAGGCAACAAGTTCTGAGACTCGTTCCTCTTCAGATTCTAGTTTAGGTGGAAAAAAAATATACCGTAGAGCTGATTTAATCAATCTACAGGTAACTGATCCAAACCGTTACGCATCACTTGCTGATGAAATTCAGTCAGCGTATGCAGAGGGCAGGGTTAAATAATAATACTTAAATAGGAGTCATAAAATGGCGTTAGGAACAAATAATACTACGGCTGCCGTAGCTAATCACTTTATCCCCGAACTATGGTCGGACGAAGTGATTGGAGCATATCGCAGCAATCTAGTAGTAGCTAACTTAGTTACTAAGTTATCTCATAAAGGCAAGAAAGGCGATACAATTTACATCCCAGTTCCAGCAAGGGGTTCGGCAAGTATAAAAGCAGCAGGCACTCAAGTAGTATTAAGTGCTGCAACCAATACTAAAGTAACTGTCAGTATTAATAAGCATTATGAATATTCTAAGCTTATTGAAGATATTGCAGAGGTTCAAGCACTTGCGAGTTTTCGTAAGTTCTATACTGAAGATGCTGGCTATGCGCTCGCAAAACAAGTGGACTCTGATCTATTTACATTAGCTGAAACTTTTGCAAAAACAGGTGTAGGTGTTGTAGGTGGTACAGGTGCAGCAATGTATGAAAAAGCAGTAATTGGTAGTAATGGTACTACTCTTTATAATGGTGCTTCATCTAATGCTGCTGCTATTGCTGATGCGGGTATTCGTGGAATGATCCTTCAACTTGATAATGCAGATGTACCAATGGATAATCGTGTAATGGTTATTCCACCAGTTGCAGCAAGTACGATGCTAGGTATTCAAAGATTTACAGAAGCAGCGTTTATTGGAGATGCTGATGCGCTTAAAACTGGCAAGATTGGTTCAATCTACGGTATGGAAGTTTATGTTTCAACTAACTGTCCAACTGCTACAGGCACAGACAGAGTAGGAATGATGATGCACAAAGATGCTCTAGTTTTAGCAGAGCAAGTTGGCGTTAGATCACAAACTTCTTATAAACAAGAATGGTTGGCTGATCTCTTTACTTCAGATACGATTTATGGCTATCAGACTTTACGTCATGATGCTGGCGTTGCATTTGTTGTACCTGCTTAATTAGTTAAGCTGTAACCCCTTCTCACGAGGGGGTTATTCTGAATTAATTAGAAGAATTTAAACAAGCATTGGATAGATAACTATGCCTATTTACGAATACCAATGTAAAGATAGCCATGTTTTTGATGAAATGTGTTCTATGAAAGACAGGTTACAGAAGAAAGAATGTCCAGAATGTGGACAAAAAGGTAACTTTATAATAAGTGCTAGAGGTACACAGCCTCATTTTGGCAATCAAGATACTTATTTTAATATGCGAGAGCGTAAACGATTAAGAACGGATAAATTTAATGGACATATCTGAAGATATTGCTAGGATCGAAGAAATAAATTTTTTAATAGATTTAGCTGAACACTTTACAAGTAACAAAAACCAACATAAAGATAGTGAATTAGAAGGAGAATAATGCCAAAACGAATGTATTGGAAAAAAAGAAACGCTCTAGCTGTAAGAAATTACAGACGAATATATGCAGCAGCATTTATTCCTAAGTTTACTTTAAGTCAAGAAATTACTACAGAAGATGGAAGTTATTTAGTTAGAGAAGTTTCGGTGTTAGTTCAACCCGAAAATCAAATTCAATATATTATCACGGAGCAATAAAAATGCCACAAATAAAAGTATCAGCACTAACAGCACTTACTGCAACAGACGGAGCAGAAGAATTATTAATTAACGATGGTGGCATCTCTAAGAAAGTAACCATTGATAATGCCTTACACGACAATTCAATTAGATCAGAACACTATGTAGATGGTAGTATTGACAGAGAACATTTAGCAGCAGATATTGTAGACGGAACAAAGATAGCTGATGATGTTATTAACTCTGAACAC